TACGGTGGCCGATGCCGTCGATGCGGCCGAGCTTCTTGATGTCGATATGGATCATCTCGCCGGGGGTTGCCTTTTCGTAGCGGATGATCTCGGGCTTGGGGTCAAGCGCGGACAAGTGGCTCAGCCCACAGGATTTTCCGATCCGGGCCACGGTGGCGCGCGACAGGCCGACCGAGGCCGCAATCCGCCAGAACGGCTGGCGGATGCGGCGCAGGGCCTCCACCTCGGCCCGCTGGCCAGCGGTGGTCCTGGTCTGAACCCGGTGCGGTCGGCTGGAGCGGTCCGCCAGCCCTGCCTTGCCCTCCGATGCATGGCGGGCAAGCCATTTGTTCACCGTGGCAGGCGAAACCCCGATCGCCCGAGCAATCACGCGCGGCTTTTCCCCCGCCTGTCGTCGCGCGACAATCAAGGCTCGCATCTTTGGCGTGGTCTTGGCATTCTTGTGGATGTTCATGGGTTGTCTCCTGACGATCGTGCTGCGTCGCAACCACCACCATCACCAGTTTCAGCCCGTGAACAACCTATTGAGACGTTACAGCTAGCCGTGTAGAGGACGCTCGTCGTGCTGGCCGTCAGCGTGCGTTTGACAGTTGCGCCGCCGAGGATTTCCACAACGTAGGCTTCGCTGTCCTCGGCCAGCGGCACCTCTGCCGCTTCCCAACTGTCGGCCGCCAAGGAGCGCGAACGCCGGGTCCAGCGGATCGTCAGATCACCCGTGATGCGCGCCGACCGCCACGGCTGTTCGACTTGGCCCACAGAAAACGGCCGCAGCCCGATCCCGGTCGGGGTGAAGGTCCTGGCGGCATAACTCGCGTCACTCACCTGTCGCGAGGCCGGGCCAACGCGCCAGTTCCATGGAAGTCCGATGTCGGACTGCGCCACCGGCAGCGCCGCAATTGCGGTATCGAGGATGACGGCGCGTGACCCCGCCAGCGCAGGGTTTGCCATGGCAAGTTCCGTGCCGCGCTGGCCCCGCAGCAGGCGGGTCAACCGATATCGGCCGGGGGCGATCAGCTCTGCCGTTCCAGCCTGGACGATCTCCCATTGGCCAGCGGCGGCCTCCACAGCCAGCACATTGGCCCCGGCGAACAGGGCGATGTCGGTTACGCTTTGCAGCGCGCCGCTGGCAAGATCGATCACCAGCGCATTGCCCAGATCGAAGCGCGAAACCGGCCCGGCGTAGAAATCTGCCGCCAGCGTGCCGATTTTCGCCCTTTGGCCGAAGGTGGTCAGCAGGGTAAAGCCATCGAGCGCCGGGCTGCGGAACACCGCCATCTCGCCGGGCCAAGGCTGGGCATCGGCGGCGATCAGCGGTTGGTGGGCCGGAATGCTGTCGCTCAGCTGCGGCAGGTCCAGAAACAGCACTTCCGGCACACCGAAGGTCACCGGGCGGGCCACCGTGGCTGCGCGCGCCGCGCCGGGTGGCAAGTCGTAGACCGCACGGTCCTGCCGCCGCGCTTCGATGCTGCGTGCGCCTGCATCGCCGACCGAGATCAGGCGGAACTCGGTCAACCGTCCGTCATGGTCGAGATGGATCACGTCGCAGGGATCGAGCGCCAGCCGGGACGGCGGCAGTTTGAACACGGCACTTTCGCGCCCGGCCCAGGTTTCCATCAGCGCCCGGCGACAGCGCCGTTCGGCTTCCTCCGGCGGCACCGCCACGGCGAAGGATTCCGAGGCGATGCGGGCAGCGGTGACGGTGATGCGCTGTGCCTCGACGATGACCGCGTCGTAATCCTCGTCAGCGCGCGCCAACTGCCACTTCAGGGCCTGCGGCAGTTCGGTTTCCTGCGCGCGGGTCAGTTCCATCACGTCGCCCGAGCCAGAGGCGGCAACCATGGTGTCGGGCGTGATCGTCGCGACGACACCTTGGCCGCGCATGATGAAGCGGATCACGCCTTCGCTCTCGACCGCGTCGAAACCGAAGTGCTGAGCCAGCATGCTGACCGATGCGCGCGGACTTTCCAGTGCGGTGATGATGTAGCCCTCGACCGCACCCCAGAGGCCGGAAACGTCGATCAGGGTATCTGCCAGCCCGGCGCGCAGACACACGCGGCGCACGAGGGCGGCCAGCGAGACAGCCCCGAGCCTGCCGGTCAGCCAATGGCCGAGCCGCCAGTTCGGGCCATCCGACCAGATGTCGCTCGCCTGCGGAAAGAACGGATAGGGGCGGGCATCCCAGGTCCAAGCCGCGCAGTCCGCGACATTGACCATCGGGGCGCCATAGACCGCCGAGACCGGGTTGTTCGTTGTGATGCCCCAGAACAGATACGTCGCCTCAAGGTAGGCGCGCTGGATCGCATCGTCGCGCCAGCCGCGGGAGTGGTAGGGCACCTGGCTTTCTGACGACTTCGGATCGAAGAACACGTTCGGCTGGTTGGTGCCACGGTCGACAGCCGGGCAGCCCAGTTCGGTGAACCAGAAGGGTTTCGATTGCGGTATCCAAGCCGTGGCGGCCCCACTTTCCACGCCGCCTGGGCGATTGAAGTGTGGGTTGCCCCACCAGGCCTTCAGATCCTTGAAGCGGAACACCCAAGGCTTGCCGTAACCGCCATCGGTGATCGGCGTCCGGGCTTGGGTGTCGCGGTCGGTCGGGCTGGCATAGAACCAGTCGAAGCCCTCGCCGCCCGCGATGTTGGATTGCAGATAGCTGCGGTCGTAGATCGCCGGGGCCAGCGCCGCATCGGCATGATCGAACCCGTCGCGCCAGTCCGAGATCGGCATATAGTTGTCGATGCCGATGAAGTTGATGTTGGCGTCCGACCAGAGCGGGTCGAGGTGGAAAAACACATCACCACTGCCATCGCCGGGGTGGTGGCCGAAATATTCCGACCAGTCGGCGGCATAGCCGATCTTGGGCCCTGCACCGAGGATGGCGCGCACGTCGGCCGCCAACGCCTTCAGCGCGGTAACAGCCGGATAGGTGGCGGCCGCGCTGCGGATCGTCGTCAAGCCGACCATCTCGGACCCAATCAGGAAAGCATCGACGCCACCCGCCGCGGCACAGAGGTGTGCATAGTGCAGGATCATCCGGCGCAAACCCCAATCGGTGCCACCAGTCCAGGTGACACTGGTGCCAGAGACGGCGAAGTTGCCGGGTGTGGCCGTGCCAAAGAAGGCCGCAACCTGCGTGGATGCAGCGCCGCTCTTGTCCACGGACCCCCCGAAACCTGCCGCTGGGGAACAGGTGATCCGGCCGCGCCAGGGGAGTGCCGCCTGTCCGACACCGGCGGCATTGTCCGAATACGGGTTCGACAGGGTATTCCCCGGCGGCACGTCCATCATCAGGAACGGTGAGAGTGTCACCCGCAGCCCGCGCGCCTTGATCGCCTGAACCGCTTGCACCACCGAGAAATCCGCAGGGGTGCCGCCATAAACCAGCTTGCCGTCGATCTGGCTGATCACCGGGGCGGCGGCCCGCGCCACGCCGTTCACCGACCACAGCGGCACCGTGGTCTTGGCCGCGACCTCGACCTTCGGCCGCACTGTGCAGTTGGCTACGCGAAGATCGTCGCCGAACCACGCCACCACCAGGCTGACGCTGGCCACGGCCGGAGCCAGCGCCTCGAGCCGGTCGAGCGACACCTCCAGATCGGGCGTGTCGGCGATGGCGTTGACGTTCTCGGCAGAACTCGTGCCCGCGTCGGTCTTGGTCACCACATCGGTGGCATAGGCGAACTCGCCCGAAGCCGGGATCATCGTTACCGCCTGCACCAGCCCTTCGGCGGTGTCGGGATCGGACAGCGGCGCGAATATCTCAAAGGACAGTTGCGGCAGGCGGTTGCCAAAGGCGGTCAGCGCCAGATTTTCGAACACAACATAGGCGAGGCCGCGATAGGCCGGGGTGCTGGTGGCCCCCATCTTGGACGCGATGAACGGATCGGGCGTCTGCCCCTCGGAGCCTGAATACCACCGCCAGGTGACCCCGGTCAGGTCCATCGGACTGCCGTCTGCCCAGATGCGCCCGATGCCGGTGATCGGACCCTCCGTAAGCCCGACTGCGAAAGAGGCCGAATAGAGGTATTCGGTGGTGGTGACCGTCGGCCCGCCGCCCTTGCCGCCGGAACTCGAGGTGTTCACCTCTTCCAGGAAGTCTGTGGCCCAGATGATGTTGCCGCCAAGCCGCATCCGGCCGTAGAGGCGCGGGATCACCGTGCCTTCCGTGGCGGAGGTGATGCGCAGGCTGTCGAGCCGCGCGCCCTCGATGCGCTGGCCCGGCGACAGCGAGGCCATCAGCGCGGAATCGATCACCGATCCGATGGAGGAGCCGATCATGCCGCCGATGGCGGCCCCGGACAGGCCGAGGATGGTGCCGCCAAACCCGGCCCCGAGGGCAGAGCCGACCGCACCCAGAACGAGGGAGGCCATGGGTCAGGTTCGCCTTGATGAAGGGGTTGCGGTGGGAAACTGGAACGCGAAGGCGATCTTGCGCGCCCATGTTGTGGTCAGCGCCTCTTCGATCACGCCCAGCCGATCGTAGGCGTGGATGAAGCGATCCGTCGCGGTAAGGATGCCGACATGCTTGGCAATGGCGCGCGGGGCCATGCGGAACAGCACCAGCGTGCCGGGGCCGATCTGGGCCACGGGGATCTCAATCATAATGGCCCGCGCACCGTCGGCCAGTACTTCGCGGGCACCTGTCTCGCCCCAATCCCGACTGTAAGGCGGAATCAGCTGCGGCTCTGCCCCCACCACATCGCGCCAGACGCCGCGTGCGAGGCCGAGGCAATCGCAGCCAACCCCGCGCAAGCTGGCCTGGTCGTGGTAGGGCGTGCCAAGCCAGGCGCGGGCCGCCGCGATCACAGCGTTTGCATCGGCATGGCTCACAGCACCACCCCCTGATTGGCGTCGCCGTTCGAGGCATACCGCAGCACGGCATCCTGCCCCGGAATGTTCGGAAAGCCCCGAAAGTTCACCGCATTGGCAAAGCGGTCGCGGCAGGTCTCCAGCCGCTTGTCGCAACCGGCCCGCATCACGAAGGCATCGCCGATGACCAGCGCCCGCACCGGCACCTCCAGCAGGGTGATCGAAACGCCGGTGTCTGCGACCTCGTGCATCATCACCTCGGCTCGCCGCCCGGCCGAGTTGCCGCTGGTCCATTCCACGGTGCCAGACGCAAACCAACCGGTCGCGAAGGTGCCGAGGCCGGAGGCCAAGAACCCCCGGTCGAGGATCGTCGCAAGAACGGCCCCGCTGCCTTTGAAGGCGGGCGCTTCCAGATCGACGCCACAGCGGACGTCGCCCAGCGCTGCATCGCAACTCGCCTGATAAGCGCGACCGACCGTCTGGTTCAACACATGTGCAAGGCTGCGCACTTCGGCGACAAAGGCCATGCGGCCACGCCGGATCTGGCCCACCGCGCCAAGCCGCATCAGCACGCGCTGGGAGGTCGCGGCCCAGTTCACCCGCCACAACTCGACCTGCGCCGCGTCCCAGCGCCCATCGATGATATCCGTCTCGGTGATGCGATCCGAGGTCAGCACACCTTCGGCGTCCTGTGCATCGACGGAGAGGTCGGAGCCAGAGCGGATTTCCGAGGCGGCAAACCCGCTTTCCGGCTCAAAACCCGCACCGTCAAAGGTCAGCACCGCGTCGTGATCGGTGAAGCCGAGGGTCACGCCATCGACGCGGATGATCCGCCAGCACCAGGCGAGGGTGGTGGTGCCGTCGTCGAGATGGGCTTGCAGGGCAGGTGAGATGTTTTTCATCGGAAAGCTCCGGACATGCGGCTGTAATGATGGGACAATTCGCCCTACGAAACGTTGGGCGACAGTCTGTTGGCTTGGATGTACATTCGCTTTGAAACCAGCGTGGAGACGCAAATGGCAAAGTTCTGGACCGATGAGGAATACGAGATCACGGATTCCGCCTATCAGGATGCCGTTGAAAAGAAGAAGCGCGGCAGCCGCATCACCCGTTCCGATATCGTCGATCAGTGCAAACGCGGCCTTCCCAAACGAGACCCGGCTTCGATCGGTCCACATTTGGGGAATCTCACCTCAGCCAGAAGTGAACTTGGACTGTTTGTGCTCGACGAGGTTGCTCCTTTTGCCAATCGCCCTGAGAAGCTCATCAGCTTTCTGAAGCAGAAGTATCGGCTTAGATGATCCGCTTCGCCCCGGCTGATCCACCAACACCGGGACAAGGTGGTGGTGCCATCAGCAGCATGGGTTTGCAGCGTGGGGGAAGGTCTTTCACCTGCGGATCTCCAGCAGGGGGATTGAGGTGATGGAGCCGAGCCGTTCAATGTCGAGGGTGACGTCGAGCATGTCGGTGTCAAAGCGCACCGGCACATCGAACTCGAACCCGGCGCGGACGATGACCCCATTGCCGGGGGCAGTGGTGAAGGTGACGGCGCCGGTGGTGGCATCGAGCGTCCAGCCGGTCAGCTGCTCCACGGTGCCGAGTGCGACGCGGACCGTGCCCGCCACCGGTTTGACGATGGCGCGGGTCTAGGACTGCGCGCCTGATGCATACCGTTTGACCAGCTGGAAGGTTTTGAGGCTTCCGGTGCCCGTGCCGATTTGCTGGTCGGTCGGAGTGAGCGCCAGCGACGGCAAATTGGATTTGTAATCCGCCCAGTCCTTGTAGCGGAACCCGTGAAGGCGGCCGTTGCGAGCTTCGAAGAAGGCGACCACCGCCGCCAGATCGTCGGCGCGACGGATCCCGTAAGCGACATCATAGCGGCGGCGCGAGTTGGCCCAGCTGGCATTGCGCTCTTCATCGCCGCTCGCAAGTTCAACCACTTGCGTGCGCCGTTCCGGCCCGCCGCGCGCCCCGCGGCTGATATTGTCGGGGAACCGAACCTCGTGAAACGCCATCACATACCCCTCCTGCCCATCGACACGGCGCGGGCGATGTCTGATGCCACTTGCGTGCGCGACTGGCGGAAGCTTTCAGCGTCGCGGGTCTGGATGTTCACCGTGACGTTGCCGCCCGCGCCATAGCCTGCGGTTTCCTTGCGCGAGAGAACCCGCTCGCCCTTTTGCAGGATCGCTGGCACCTCGTCAGGGCGCAGACCGGCAAAGCCGCCCGAGTGCATCCGGGGTGCCCCGGCGAAAGCCATTGCCGGGACCATACGGCCCGGGCCCGCGCCGCCCACCACCCCGCCCGCGTGCAGCACGCCCGCAACGATACCGCCAACATTGCCCAGCGCACCCGAGAGAACATTGGCAATCGGGCCGAGGATGAACTGCCGTGCCGCGAGTTTCGCCAGATCGGCAAGAATGGACGTCACAAGATTTCTGAAACTCAGCTTGCCGGTCTTCACGAAGTTGGCCACGGCCTCCTCGGCGCTCTGAAACGCACCGACCAGCGTCTGGCCAACATCTGCACCGATATCGCGGGCCTTGGCGGCATAATCCGCCAGGGCCGCAGTGACCGCCGCCCAGCCGGTTGCCGCCACCTCTGCGCCGGAGGCTGCGGCTGCACCGGCGGCCTTGCCCGCCGCGCCCGCGCCTG